AGATTCGAACTCACGGTCCAGATGTTATAGAGCAGTGACTCAACTCTGGAACTTATCACTGATTAACTTTCAACCACTCAGTCAAGATAGTCAGGAGAACCAAACAAAGATCCGGTGCGACGCGGGTGACACATCCAGAATGAATGGGCCGTTCTTTGTTTGGTTCACCAGACCATCCCAGAAGATGGCCAGAGGAACCAAGGCGCACAGCACCGACCTGCGGGGGAATGCTGCTCTCGCTTGAGACTGCCGTTGCCTGTGGCCTGCCAAGGCACAGGGCGTCAGGCCCTTGGTTCTTCCGGCCACCCCATCAGGAGCGGCTAGGAGGGGAACCTAGGCCCCCCTGCCGATGACAGCAAGGGGGTAGGTCTTCAGCCCTGGTTCAGTGAGCCTGGGGCTTGGGCTGCTCATCAGGCTTGGCACCCGTCAGCACAAAGGTAGTAGCAGCTTCACTCTTGTGCATGGCGTCATGGATAGAGGTGCCGTGAACATGTGCCATTTGCAGGAACATCGTGAGGAAGTGCATACGCAGATCCACCGGCGTCAGTTGGTCGGAATCTTTCGGAGCAGACATGTAGGTTTTCCTTTTGAATGGAGAAGTGAACCAGCAAGCATGGCTTAGGGCATGGCAATGCCTGACGAAGACGACGATCTAGGGTGCATCGTCAATCACCGGGCTTACTGGTTCAAAGACAAGATGTTTGGTGAATGTGTGGCACTCTCTCCACCCGTCACCCCAAATACCTTCGAGGTTAGGAATCATCAAAGGCTGAGCGTTACACCAGCATTATACCCGACTCCGCAGGTAAGTCCTCACTCTTAGACGACTTTGATGATATCGGTATCTGGTGATGGAATCGAACCATCAACCTCTCGCTTATCAAGCGAGTGCTCTACCAGTTGAGCTAACCAGATGAAACGCGGGATGTCAGAACGTTTCGCGAAGAACAGCTAACTGATTAACCGACCATCCACCTTTCGATGGATAGCATCCCGTAAACTTGAAGCCTTTGGCTGGGAGGACAGGACTCGAACCTGTGACCCGGTGATTAACAGTCACCTGCTCTACCAACTGAGCTACGTCCCACCAAAGCTAGTGCCGTAAGGGGTTGACCCTGCCAGCTTTCCACTGGGTTGGGGGGAATATCCTCAAGAGGATATCTACCTCTGCCGATGCTCCGATCTCAGCAATCTGGGGTTTGATCGCCAGTTGCTAATGATTGGCTGTCACCAACAGCCGATTAACAGCACATCCAAATGAAGGTTGCAACAAATAAGAAAGGGGAAAGAGCCGAAGCCCCTTCCCCTTAATGATAACCCGACCCGAAGAAGGTTTCCCTTCCCAGGACCGATACCCGTCCCGTGTCCGGGAAGGTAGCGTGGATCGTTTATCTGCGGAGGTTATCTACCCCACTCACCGCTAGGGTTGTCCTCGACTTCGCCGCTCCACATGGGTCCAAGGACATCTCCTCGGAGCACTGGGATAATCAAGTCGAGGTGGCTTAAAGTCAACATCTCTATTTGTTTTCAGCCTAATGCACCCTATAGGATAAGGGTCCACCTTTGGACAGAAAGGAACAAAGATGTCTGGTTCAACGACTGGGAATGCACCCAAGGTCACTGTCGAACAGATCGAAGCGACTATCGACAAAGAGTTCTATTACACGGCAGAGCAGGGCGCGAACGCTTCTGGTGGCAATGCCGGTGGAGCTTTGACGCTGCTGACGCATTGCACCCTGCTTCTGAAGAATGGCTTCATTGCCACGGGCACGTCTGCGGCTGCTTCGCCTGAGAACTTCGACGCCGAAAAAGGGAAGACTATCGCCCGCGCAAAAGCTGTCGATCAGATGTGGGTGCTGCTCGGCTACGAACTGAAGACAGACCTCGCCCGGTTCCTGGACAAGGATCCCCCGTCTCAGCCCGATCTGGCTCCCCATACATATGTGAACCTCGGCTACTCCAAGCCGATGAAGCAGCAGGCGTATATGGACCTCACTGGTTCCCAGGCCCTGCCCGGCACTCAGCCCACCGACGATGGCTACATCGTGGAGGCTCCTGGCTCGGGCGCCCCCAACGCCCCTGGCTATGAGAACCATGTGTTCTGGTATGCCAAGGCTGAATTCGAGGCAGCGTGGAAGCCCGTGGGCGGTGTGCCCTACACCCCCGGCACCGGCACGGGGCCTGACGTGAGCCGCTTGACCCAAGAACGAAATCAGCTTCAGTCCAAGATCACCAAGCTTCAGGCTTTCTTGGTGAGTTCTGCGGCGAGCGACATCAGCATGGCTGATCGTATGGATCTCAATGATCAGCTTAGCGGCATGAACGCTTACTTCATGGCATTGTCGCGTCGGGTGAACAAGCTGACGCTTGTGATGCCGACTGTTACTCCTGTGGCGATCTAATCGTCATGAGTGCAGGAGATAAAGAGATGATGACGATTGAACTGATGGAGATGGCTCTTCCGCCCAACCTTAAAGGTAAGGCGAATCAGGAGTTCGTTGATCTCGTAAACAACGTAGCGACTGACCCTCATCAGGCAGAAGCAATCCGAGACAACTTTATCTCCTACACTTCGATCCTTCAGGAAGGTCGATACAAGATCAAGGATTACCTGAACGCAGTTGCCTATGTGACCTACAAGCACATGGGCTACAGCAATCAGGAGTCTTGGTGCAGGACTTTCCCTGAACGTTATCAGGAACTGGTTGCAGCGAACACGCAGACCCGAGAGATCTCGGCCTACGTGTCGATGTATAACAAGACCAAGCTAGTGAATGCTATCTTGGAGAAGTCTTTGATACCAGTCTGGATCATCAACCAGGATGTGTATCAAGAGGCAATCAATACCCAATACGATCTCATGCGGAACTCCAAGTCCGACATGGTTCGAACCACTGCGGCCAACTCGGTGCTCACGCATCTGGCCAAGCCCAAGGAAGCTGCGGCTGCGGTGCAGATCAACATTGGTGAATCCACCGGCATGAAGGAACTCAAGAACCTCATGACCAAGCTCGCTCAGGAACAGCAAGGCGCCATCTTGAATGGCGTGTCCACTCAGGACATTGCTGCTCAGAAGCTGATCGAAGGAACGGCAGAGGACATCACTGATGTCGAATGATCTGCTACGCCAAGAACTTGATGATTGGCTAGACCAAGTAAACTACACCAGACTGATTCATCGGTATGTTCCGAGTGAGTTTGCTCTGATCTTCATGAACTTCATCAAGCTAGTGAATGGTGGGCAGGGGGAGGACAACAAGACTCCTCCTGTTCACCTCAAGATGCTTGATAAGGTAACGAGTCCTGCTGAGAAGATTGCGAACCTTTGTTTCCGTGGTTCAGGCAAGACTACTCTGTTCATGGAGTATCTGGTTCTCTTCATTGCATTCTATGGAGTTCTTCCAAACTTCGGCGCAGTGACGGGGATGATCTACGTATCTGACTCCATGGACAACGGTGTGAAGTCTGCACGCAAGAACATTGAGTTCCGATACAACAACTCGGACTTCTTGAAGGAATGGATCCCTGAAGCTTCGTTCACTGAAGCGGAGCTACACTTCAAGAACAAAGATGGTCATCGTCTGGGTGTTCGCATGTTCGGTGCCAAGACTGGTATCCGCGGCACGAAGATCTATGGCAAGCGTCCTGTGTTGGCTGTGCTCGATGATCTTGTGAGTGATGAAGACTCCAAGTCCAAGGCGTCTATGGCTGCTATCAAGGACACTGTTTACAAGGGTATCCAGTATGCTCTGGATCCCACCCGCCAGAAGATTATCTTCAACGGAACGCCGTTCACCAAAGACGACATTCTGATTGAAGCTGTTGAGTCTGGTGCTTGGGATGTCAACGTCTGGCCTGTTTGCGAGAAGTTTCCTTGCACACGAGAAGAGTTTGTTGGTGCTTGGGAAGATCGCTTCAGCTATGACTTTGTGAACAAGCAATACAACGATGCTGTTCTGCTGGGTAAGGTTGCTGGCTTCAATCAGGAAATGATGTTGCGCCTGACTTCTGATCAGGAACGTCTGATTCAGGAAGGTGAGATCCTTTGGTATAAGCGAAAGGATCTTCTCAACAACAAGCACAACTTCAACTTCTATATCACGACTGACTTGGCAACTTCGACAAAGCAGACCGCCGACTACAGTGTTATCTCTGTGTGGGCATACAATGCTGCCGGTCAGTGGTTCTGGGTTGATGGAATCTGTGAACGTCAAACGATTGATCGAACCTGGAACAAGCTCTTTGAACTGGTGCAGCGGTATCGCCCTCAGCAGGTCGGCATCGAGATCACGGGCCAGCAGCAAGCCTACATTGCCCTGCTTCAGCAGGAGATGATGAGGCGGAACCTCTGGTTCAACTTTGCCTCATCCGACAAGTCTGGCACCCCTGGCATCCGGCCTGTGGTGGACAAGTTGTCTCGTCTGAACCTCGTGGTTCCCTGGTTCAAGATGGGCCTGATCTACTGGCCAGAAGAGATGAAACAGTCTGTCATTATGGGCACGTTCATGGGACAAATCCGACTGGCTACGACCAGCGGACTGAAGGGCAAGGACGACTGTTTGGATACGATCTCCATGCTGGGCTACCTCAATCCGTGGAAGCCTGCTGAGACTCCGCATCCTGACATGGGACACAATGGCGGTCCCGATCTGTTTGATGACGACTACACAAACAGGAACACGCCTTCACCGCTGTCGAACTATTTGTGTTGAAAGGTTTGCCATGAACGTAGAAGACCTGTTCGAAAGTCTTTCCTTTGGAGAGCTTTCGAGCTTGTCGCTGTCTGGTGAAGGCAGCGGCGAGATTCAGGAAGCCCAGAAGAAGAAGATCATCCTTCATGCCAACGCCGGGCTGAAGCGCATCTACTCTCGCTTTGTTTTGCGTGAGCAGAGTGTGATCCTGAATCTCTACAAGCACATCACCAACTACCACTTGGAGCCTCGCTTTGCTGAGTGCTACGAGCCAGAGGGTGATGATGACAACGAAGAGATCCGATACATTCTGGATCTTCCGAAGGAACCGTTCACTCGTGACTTCCTTCGCATCCTGAATGTTCGTGATGATCAGGGTAATCTTCTTCCCCTAAACAACGAAGATCATCCGCTGTCTTTGTTCACCCCGCAGTCGCATGTGCTTCAGGTGCCTCGCCCCGAGAACGGCATTGCGCTGACTGTGGTGTATCAGGCGTTTCATCCTGAACTGACCGGAGACACGGACCAGCACATTCAGCTTCCGCCTTCGTTGGAAGAAGCCCTGACTGCATATGTCGGATGGAAAGTTCTGGGCAACATGATCACCCAGGATGCTCAGGCAAAATCCATAGAGCACAAGAAGACGTTTGAAGATATATGCAAAGAGGTTGTGGAGTTGGACACCATTGCTACCAGCACCACTACCAGCAACACCCGCTTCACTCGGAATGGATGGATCTGATCATGGGATCGCGTAATCAAATGGATCCGTATGGCGGCAGCACGTCACTTGTCGATAAGGTTATCGGCAATGCATATAATGTGGTGCTTGCCGTTTATCGGAACCTTGCAGAGATCAAGTATGTGGTTTCCCACATGGAATCCATTGTGACTCTTGCGAAGAACTTGCCTGACACCAGCAACGTGCTGGTTCTCAGCAACATGGGAGGTCTTGGTCAGACTGTCTTCATTGATCTTCCCGAGAGGGTCACTGTTGAAAGCATGACGAGCTTCTCTGTGCTGCTCGTTGATGCTGCTGGCAATGGTTATCAGGACGGGAATGGCAACTTCCTTTTCTGGTTCCGCAATGGGAAGCTGGTGGTCAAGCTGATGTCGGATGCACCTGCAAGCATGGTCGGTGCAGAGATCCGGTGGAACATCAACTATCGGATTCGCTAACATGGAACAGGGCTTTCTCCCATTCGAAGAATGGATATTGGACAATCCAGTAGAGAACCGTTCCAGTCGAGTCTATGGACCGATTGAAACCAACAACACTGAACGATTGTCTATCTTTGTGGGGGTATCCCCCACAGAGACAATCACTGAGCAAGCTGTGTTGTCTGCAACTGTGGCAGGTCGCAAGTTCCCTGTGAAAGTCACATACAATGCGGACGGCGGACGCTATCCGTTCATCGCTTACCCGAAGAGCATGCCTGAAAAGACAACCGCTCTAATCGGCAGCTTTGAATACAATGATCTGGTTCAATCTGAAGTCGTGTTGCAGATCAACGGTATTGCTGTGCCATACCGTGTCACTCGCTTCAACGGCATCCAGAATGGATCCAACATTGAGGTGGTTTGGTAATGGCTGATCTCTTTGGAACACGAGTAGCTTCCAAGCTCGTTCCGTTCAGCGACAAGGATAGCTACGGCACACACGATGAACAGTATGGGATCGGTGGGTTCCGTTCTGTTCAAACCAAAGCCATGCTTCCGTTGATCACCACACAGCGCAAGCGTGCTGGCATGTGGGTCAATGTTCGTGATGAAAAGAAGATCTACGAACTTCAGGAAGACGGCTCCTGGCTGCGGTTGTTTGATGACACTGGTTCGGGTGGTGGATCCATCTCTGTATTGATCAATGACGAACCTGTTGATGGTGAGGTCAGTCATATCAACTTTCGCGGTGCGAATGCTGATATCCTTGAGCTACCGTCTGGTAAGTTTCAGATCAACCTTCAGCATGAATCTGCTAGTGCTCAGGCATTCTACATAAATGATACGCTCGGCATCATGGTTCCCAAGGCTTCGGGTTCCTATGTCGATGTGATCATCTATGAACCTTCCAGCCCGAGCATTAACGCTCTGATCCACGGCATT